CTCGGCCGCGTGGAAGGTGCTCTCCGACCTCACCCCCGACTGGCTGAAGACCCTGCTCAAGCTGGCCGGCCTCGGCATCGCTCTGACCGTCAAGAGCGTCTCCGCTCTGGCCGCGCCCTTCCTCGGTCCGCACGCCCCGCCGCCGGGTGCGGCGCCCGGCCATCCCGGCGCCGGCGGCGCGCGCAAGACGCCGGCGATGACCCGCATCCACCTGCACATGACCAGCGACGGCAAGATCCAGGTGAAGTCGGTCGACGCCGGCGGCGGGGCCGAGGTCAGCTTCTCTCGCGGCGTGATGCCGGCGTGACCCGATGACCTGGCGCGACCGTCTTCTGCCCGGCTCTTTCAGGGGTGTTCCGTTCAGCGTGACGGAGTCGTCGACCACCTTTGGCCGGCGCAACAAGCTGCATGAGTATCCGGGCCGCGACGTCCCCTGGTCGGAAGACTTGGGGCGTAAGGCCGGGGCCTGGTCGATCGAGTGCATCACCATCGGCGATGACTACGACACCGCCCGCAACGCCCTGATCGCGGCCTGCAACGCCACCGGGCCGGGGACGCTAGTTCACCCCTACCTTGGCACGCTCAGCGCCACCTGCGGCGAGGCCACGGTTACCGACTCGACGGCCGAGGGCGGCCTCGCGCGGTTCACCATCCCCTTCACCGAGTCCGGCGTGGATGTGACGCCCGCGCCGACGCCGGACACGCAAGGGCAGGCGATCGCCTCGGCGGCCACGCTGCAGAGCCAGTCGGTGGTGAGCGCCACCAACGACATCCAGGTGGGCGACCAGGCCGCGTTCGTCACCACCGAGGCGTCCAGCGTGCTCGGCCAGGCCCAGGCCGCGCTGACCACCGCCCTGCGGGCGGTGCAGGCGCCGGCCGCGCTGCTGGCCAGCGTCGAGCCGCAGATCGCGGCGATCGAGACCACCGCTGTCGCCCTGCTGAACGCCCCGGCGAACCTGGTCTCGCAGATCTATGGCGCGATCGCTGGAATCGCCTCGATCGCCCCCTATGCGGACGACGCCCTGGCCCAGTGCGAGGCGCTGCTGGGTTTCGGCGCGAACCTCCCCGCCGTCGCTCCCATTACGCCCGACCGGATCGCTCAGGGCGGCAACCAGGTCGCCATCGTCCAGCTGGTCCAATGCGCGGCGGCGGCCTCGGCGGTGACCGTGGTCAGCCAGATCGACTTCACCAGCTACGACGACGCCGTGGGCATCCGCGACCCGCTGTCCGACAGCCTGGACGCCTTGGCGCTGGCGATCGCCGACGGCGGCGATGATGACCTGGCCGACGCGGTGGACCAGATGCGGCTGGCGATGATCGCCGACGTGACGGCCAGGGGCGGCTCCCTGGCGCGGCTCTACGCCTACACCCCGGCGACCACCGAGCCGGCGCTGGTGATCGCCCAGCGGCTCTACGGCGACGCCACGCGGGCCGATGAGATCGTCGCACGCAACGCCATCGCCCACCCCGGCTTCGTGCCCGGCGGTCTGGTATTGGAGGTGCTCAGCGATGACTGACAGCGCCGCCAACTTCGTGCTCACCGTCAACGGCCAGGTCTTCGGCGGTTGGAAAGAGATAGAGCTGACCCGCAGCCTGGACGTCATGGCGCCGGCGTTCGAGATCACCTGCACCGACCGCTGGCCTGGCCAGCCGCAGCAATGGCCGCTGCAGACTGGGCAGGCGGTCAAGATCACCGAGAGCGGCGAGCTGCTGGTCACCGGCTGGATCGACGAGATCGAGCCCCGCGTCCAGGCCGAGGATCACACCGTCAAGGTGCGCGGCCGAGGCCGCACCTGCGATCTGGTCGACTGTTCGGCGATGAACAAGCCGGGCACCTGGAAGGGGCTGACCGGCGACCAGATCATCGCCGCCATCTGCAAGCCCTTCGGCATCGGCGTCACCTGTACGGCCCCGATCGGCGCGGCCTTCCCGAGCTTCGCCCTCCAGCAGGGCGAGGCCTGCAAGGACGCCATCGACCGGATTTGTCAGCAGCGGTGCTGGCTGCCGATCGAGACGCCCACTGGAGACCTGCTGCTGGCCGCGCCCAGCGCCAACACCGCCGCCGGCCAGCTCATGCTCGGCGGACCGACCGGCAACATCGAGATCGGCGAGGCCAAGCAGTCGGCCCTGGAGCGGTTCAGCGTCTATGTGGTCAAGGGCAACCGCAAGGGCTCTAACCACGACAGCGGCGCGGTGGTCAGCGCGGTGACCGCCCAGGCGACCGACGCCGCCGTCACCCGCTACCGCCCGCTGATGATCCTGTCCGAGGACCAGGCCACCACCGGCTCGGCCAAGACCCGCGCTCAGTTCGCCGCCACTGTCCGCGCCGGCCGGGGCCAGACCGGCAAGCTGACGGTGTCCGGCGCGCGTGACGCGGCCGGCAAGCTCTGGGCGCCCAACTACCTGATCCCGGTCGCGGCCGGCGACCTCGGGCTGATCTCCAACCTGCTGATCAACGAGACCAAGACCAAGGTCAGCGACGCGGGCACCCAGACCGAGATCCATGTGGTGCGGCCGGAGGCCTATAGCCTCGGCGAGATCAAGGGCGCGTCGCTGTCGCGCCTGGATAACCGAGCCGCCGGCCGAGGCCGCAAGGGCAAGTCCGGCCGCAAGGGCAAAGGGCCGGGGCTGAGCGCGCTGGCGGACCTGCAAGCCGGCCAGGGCAGCGAAGGCGAGGGCCAATGAGCGCCGCCCTAATGCGCTTGGCCAAGGAAGCCCACCGCCGCGCCTTCATGGCGATAGGCCGGGGCGTGCTGGCTGCGATCGACGACAGCCAGACTGCCCAGTCGCTGCAGCTGACCCTGCTCGACGGCGAGACCGCCGACGAGATCGAGCGCTTCCAGAACTATGGCTTCACCAGCGTGCCCTTCGCGGGCGCCGAGGCCGTCATGGTGGCCGTGGGCGGCCTGCGGTCCCATGGCATCGTGGTGGCCGTGGAAGACCGCCGCTACCGCTTGACGGGCCTGCCTGACGGCGAGGTGGCCCTCTACGATGATCAGGGCCAGGTGGTGCATCTGACGCGCACCGGCATCGTCATCAACAGCGCGCAGAAGGTGACAGTCAGCTCGGCCGCTGAGGTCGATGTCACCGCGCCCAGCGTGGTGATCACCTCGAACAACGTTCAGGTCGGGGCGGCCGGCGGCAAGAAGATCGTGCTCGATGGCGACAGCGTCGTCGCCGGCAAGGTGGTGTCCTCGGCAACCAAGGCCTTCGCCACATGACCGACGTCGCCCTGATCATCGCCGACGGGCTGCAGCTCACCTGCGACATCGCCATGGCCGGCGCGGACCTGGCGCTCGACAACGGAATGAACACCGCGATCATCATCTCGCTGTTCACCGACGCCCGCGCCGATCCCGACGATCTGCTGCCCTACGCCGGCGCGGATCTGCGCGGCTGGTGGGGCGACGCCTACGCGCCGATCCCCGGCGACGTGACCGGCTCCAAGCTTTGGCTGCTGCAGCGGAGCAAGCAGACCCAGGACACCCTCAATCGGGCGCAGCAGTACGCGCAGGACGCCCTGGCCTGGATGATCGAGGACGGCGTAGCCGCCTCGATCGAGGTGACCGCCAGCTTCCCGTCCCTGGGCATGCTGCGGCTCGACATCGAGGTCGACCGCCCCAGCGGCCCCGGCCGTGACCATTACGACTACGTCTGGAGCTTCGCTTGAGCGCCTTTGTCCGCCCCACCAGGTCCGAGATCATCTCTCGGATGCAGACCGACGTGAACGGCCGGATGACCGGCGCGGACTCTCGCCTGCGCCGCAACTGGCTGAACGGAACCACCACTACCCTGGGCGGCGGCCTGGACGGCTCCTATGGCTACCTCGACACCATCGCCGACCAGGTGATGCCGGACTCGGCCGACAGCGCGCACCTGGCGCGATGGGCGTCCTTCTGGGGAATCTTCCCGGAGGAGGCGACGCCGGCGTCAGGGCCGGCCGCGAGCAATGGCGTGGCTTCGACCGACGGCACGGACGTGCCCGAGGGGACGGTTCTGCAGCGCGGTGACGGCGCCCTGTTCACCACCACCGCCGACGCCACCGTCGCCGGCGGCACGGTCGCGGTGAACGTGGAGGCCCAGGTCGCCGGCTCGGCCGGCAACTGCGACGCCGGCGTGGTGCTGACCCTGGTCGAGCCGATCGCCGGCGTCACCTCGACATTCACGGTGACCGGCGACGGCGTCCAGAGCGGCAACGATTCAGAGAGCGACGCCTCGGTGCTCAATCGGATCGAACAGCGGGTGCAGAACCCGCCCCAGGGCGGCGGCCCCGACGATTATGTCGGCTGGGCGCTGCAGCTGCCCGGCGTCACCCGCGCCTGGGAATATCCACTCTGGATGGGCCTAGGCACGGTCGGCGTCGCCTTCGTGTTCGACGGCCGCGAGGACATCATCCCGACCGACGACGACGTCACGGCGATGCAGGCGCTGTTGGAGAGCTTTGCGCCGGTGACCGCTGTCCCGGTGGCGTTCGCCCCGACGCCCTATGTGGTCAACTACACGATCACGATCACGCCGGACAACGCCGGCACCGAGGCGGCGGTTGAGGCGGAGCTGGCCGACTTCTTCACCCGTGAGGCCGTGCCTGGCGGCGTGCTGCTGGCGTCGCAGTACAACCAGGCGATCA